ACCTTTGGAACGAGTTCTCGTATGCTGATGACAGAGATATCCACAATCCCTGCGTCATCTGTTTTAACCTCGAGCACTACCCTGTGCTTAATTATCATCGTGAGTCCCTTCTTCTTTGTGAACTAAGCGTGGGAGGGACTTCGTTCCCAAGACTTCCCTCAGAACTATGAGGGCTTCCCCGACTGTTTCTGCTACCCAAACCCTCGCAAGCAAGCTATTCTTGAGGGAACGAGGTTTCTGGTTTGCTTTAACGATGTTATCCAGAAGTGTATTCAACTTATCTACAGCTTCCTTTTCCTTTAAAGATGAGCTATATTTGCAAGTAAATCTACAACCATCCCGATCGAGTGCGAGGAGGTGCATTTGCTTGATAACCTCATCTGCTTCTGCTTCCAATTTAATAAGCTTATCTTTAAGCTTATTAAACCCTACCCTCTTTTTATACACCTCAAGTGCCGCTTCCTTCTTCTGTTCAATCACAGCGTCAGTTAGCTGAGTTTGGTTATTATACTCATCCTCAACTATCTTTGTGAGTGCTTTTTTAGTATCAGCGTTTAACTTCAACGCTGGATTAACTGTACCCTCTAATAATGTCTTCATTATATTCTCCCATCCTTACTTTTCAATATCTTTTCAGTCATCTCGCTTTCCCAAATAGCTTTTGCTAATTTAAACGCTGGTGTCCTTGTTGCCTCTTCCCCGAAACTCTTTTTTGCTACGAGTGTAGTCTTGAGAACTATACCGAGAGAAAGCAGTTTGTTGCATCCATTCCAACTCTCACACCCCGTACACTTGTTGTTGTGTTCTCTACGATACTGTGCACAATAGCGAGAGTCCATGTCTAATCTTTCCTGACTCCTTATCTTATTTTTCAGGTGTGAGAGCTTCTTTTCCAGGTTCTCCATCTTTTTCTTCCTTTTTAATTATTGTGAACTGTGCTTCCTCTTCATAGTTTTCTAAGCACTCTCTACAAACTCTTGGATCACTTGGTTCGGTGGAGCCTATTATCATTGTATCCACACTGGATTGGGAGCAGAGGTCACACTCTGGTGTATTCCCATTTACTTTCTCCTTGCTTCCCTTATCCCAAACCTTTACCTTAAACTCGATCTTACTTTCCTCTGGATCATAGGTAGAGAGATTACACACACACCTATTCTTCTCTGAGTTTGGTAGTGCGAGGAACTCTTGAACATTCATTTAGTTTCACCTCCTCTCAATTTCAATTTTTGAAATTATAACCCATTCTATTCCTGAACCTTAGATATAAGTTCTGTATTACATTCATCACAATAGTTCTTGTAGTCCCCATAATCTGCATTCTCCAAGTCATATCTTCCTGTTTCCTCATTCCAAACCCTATCTTCTCCCATCCACTCAAACACCACCCTTACCTTATCTGGATACAGTTTACAGTTGGGGCAGTATAAATCCTTTTTCTCCACAAACTTGTCTTCCATTCTAACACCTCCATTTAATTGGATTGAGGGAATAAAAAACGAGCAAGGTTGCGTCCCTGCTCGTAAGTTCAAACTTTATAAATGGATTTAATTCATTATTAAGAAGTTTTATTTTTGAAATTGAGGTCTTGGCATTTGCGGTCATTATTTTATACCCTTAAAATTAGGGGTCTGGTGGTCTTATATTAGAAGTTTACCATATAAAAGCGGTTTTGTCAAGGGGTCAACGAAAATAAATTGAAAATAAATTGAAATTATAAAAACTAACTTTTTAGTTGCTTAAATTAGAGTTACACAGAGTTACACAGAGTTACACCAAAGTTTACCAATTATATGTGATATATGGGCTTGTAGAGTTTATAACTATGGGCTTATGTGTTAAATCCTTATATATAGGGAGTGTATAAAGGTGAAAGTTACACAGAGTTACACGCTCTTTTTAATGGCTTTTGATGTTTATTAACATACGCAAGGGCTTGCGTTTATTGAGGTTATGGGGAAAATGTTGAAAGTTTCACCAGTTACACTTACACACTCTTATTTATACTTAAAAAAAAAATATAAAAAGAAAAGAGATATCCTGTGTAATCGGTGTAATCGGTGTAACTTTGAAATTATGGAATTGAATTTGATAAGAGGAAGGAATTGAAATATATGCTTATATATAGGTTAAATTAAATATTCTCTATATCTGACAGGGACAATCCCTTGCTTTTGATTAAATCCAGCAAAGTTTTGTCCGCTTGTCTTTTTGCCTTTGCCTCAGCTTTTTGCTCTTCTGTCATTGTGGCCCTTGTGCTGTGTCCGTTTGCTGATTTTGCTTTTTCCCTTGCAATGTTGTTTGCGTCAAGCTTAACCATACGCTGAATATCTTTAGCTACCTTGTCCGCACCAAGTAATTCTATTGCGTCGTTAATCTTTTCCTGTGAAGTAGAACCGTCTAAAACTGCATACTCAAAGTCATAGGAAACTTGCTCACCTGTATCTTTTACAGTATACTCACCACTTGCTTTTATGCTCTTGCTCATTGTATTACCCCTTATATATAGGTTATATATAAGCATATATTCAATTTTCAAATAACGGTCATAGAGGCTTTTATAGTTATGTTTTGCCTCACCTCTATAACATAAGTATATCACAAACCAAAGAAAAGTCAAGTTTTAATTTCAAGTTATTTTCAATGTCAAGGTTATAGACGCCTAACCTATACACAAAGAGGTTAGTTTTATTGTAGAGGTTATACATACCCCTACTACACCCCCCAAGCATAGTTTGCTTTATCAGTTAGAGCTAAAAATTTTGCTACCAAAAAATGCCCTTTTTCCCCTAAACCCAATAGTTTCAACCACTTACACCAAGCCCCGCTTGAAGCGATTTTTTGAAATTACCCCTTGACAAACCCCAGTAGTTGTGGTATAGTTTAAGTAGGATACAATATATAGTATTTAATGGAATTTAAAAACTTGCCAATTTTGGCGTTTTGAACTTATAAGCATTACACTCATCCCTGATCAGGTGAGTGACAATTCTCGCGAGACATACCTACACCCACAAACCCTAGTAAGGGGAATGGGGGGTGGAGCTTATGTCTCGCTTTTTCTTTAATTATGGAGGACTTTTAACGATGCCACTCATAAAAACACAGGAAGAGAAGTCACTTGCTCACAGAGCTCTACAACCACAGAACATGACTTCCCGAATCCAGTTGATTATAATGATGGATATAAGTGGATATACTAATAATGATATAGCTAAAGCCATAGGGCTTTCTGTTCCAAGGGTTTCTGTTATAAGGAACAGCCCCATGTATAAACAACAAAGAGAAGTTAAGTGGGGAGAACTCTCAGCTAAGGTAGTGGATAAGGCTAGTGATAAGGTGGTAGCGGGAGACCCTGTAGAAAACAAGATAAAGGGACTCGCACTAGAAGCTGTGGGAAAGTATGAGGACTTACTTGGGGGTGCTAAGAGTGAGTTCGTGAGGAAAGCAGTGGCTGATGCCATATTAGATAGAGCTGGTTATAGACCACACACAGACAGAACTGTTGTGAGTATAGAAGTCACCGAAAAAATGGCTAATAGGTTTGAGAGGGTACTTGGTTATGAATCTGCAGAAGATGCCAGAACACCAAAGATTAGAGTTAAGACAGAAGTGTCTTCGTAGTCTATATTGCTTTTGCATTGGAGTCATGGGATATGAGGATATCACTGACGAACTCCATGGGGCTTATTGTAGGTTCTTAGAAAACCCATCTAAAAGGAAGCAAGTAACCATGCCTCGTTCCTTCGTTAAGACTTGGATAGGGAGTATTGCATACCCTATCTGGGTAACACTTCCAAGAACGGGAGTGGAAGAGCTTCCACCTGGAAATGATTGGAATGATAAGTTCTGGAGACTAGGACCAGATATGAGGATATTAGTGTCCTCCTATGTTATTTCTAATGCTGAGAAGATGATAGGTTTGATTAGGAAAACATATGAAAGTAATCCTGCGATGCAGATGTTATTCCCTGAAGTCATTCCCGTTAACTTTAATAAGACTAGGTGGTCTAATGAATCCGCTTGCATTAATAGGGAAACCAATTTTACTGAGTCTACTTTCGAAGCAGCTGGAATTGGGGGTGCATCCACCTCTCGTCATTATGACTTATTGATTGAAGATGATTTAGTCTACGCCAAGAAAGATGACCTAGGGGGGAAAGAGCTCCAGCCTGGAACAGAGGACATAGATAAGGCGATTGGATGGCATAAAATGTCTACTTCTTTACTAGTTCCTGGTGACCACACTAGAATTTACAACATAGGGACTAGATGGTCCAAGCACGATTTGGTTGACTTTATCTGGGTGAATGAACCCTCTTATGATAGATTTATAAGGGGGGCAGTTAGTTTGGAGGAACTTGAGAGTGGTAGGGAGTGGAAAGATTGTACCCCAGAATGGGAGGAGTGTTATGGTCAGACACAACTACAAAGAATATATGAAGCACAGGGTCCGTACATGTTCGCAACCCAATACCTTCTCAAGCCTATGGCTCCAGAAGACATGTTATTCCATGGGGAACACCTACAGTTCTATATCTCTCCTAGTGAAATTCCCACCACCATTAGGAAATTTACAACTGTTGATTTGGCGGGATGGGGAACCAGCCATAGGAGTAAAGGGTCGAGAGCGGTTGTCCTCACGTGTGGGTGGTGCCACCGCAACCATTTATGGCTCCTCCACTACGACGTGGGACGCTTCGACCCAAGCGAGATTATCAAAGTTATTGCGAAACATTATAAGCTCTTTAGCCCAGAAATTATAGGAGTGGAAACTGTTTATTATCAAAAAGCCTTAGTTCACTTTGCTAGGAAGGAAATGGAATCGGGTAGAGTTCCTTGGATGCCTATACGTCAGATGATGCCCGAGGGAAATGAGTCAAAGGAGATTAGGATTAGGGCTCTTGAACCCATAGCTTCTAATTTAGCGATTCATTGTAAAAGAGAGCACAAAGAGTTTATAAATGAGTTTTCTGAGTACGTCCCAAATAACGACTCCTGCACAAAAGATATTTTGGATGCTATGGCATACCAAGTTCAGATTGCGAGAGCGGGGGCTCCTCTTCAAGACGTTAACCTAAGGAAGAGGAATGAGATTTCAATTCCTGTTGGTAATATGGATGAGTTTCTAGAATCAATATGGAAGGAAAGAGATGGGAAGGATATCTTTGGAAACCCTATGACACCAACAAACCCATTTAATGCGGAAGAAGGGCTAGGGGATCCTGGTTTTAATTTCAATTTTTGAACTTATAAGGAAGGCACCTTATGCCAAAGGATTTTAACGCATGTGTTTCAGGTGGAGGAAGAGTGAGAACAAAGAGGATAGGTAAGACTAAGTATGCACATATCTGTTTTAAGGATGGGAAGTCTTATATTGGAGAGATTAAAACTAGGAAGAAAAAAACCAGAAATAGGTATACTGAGGAACTAAAGAATGAGTAACTTAGACACACTTTTAACAAGGGTACGGAAAAGACGGCGTAGGAGGAAGAGGAATAGGTTCTCTGATGCACTAAGTGGTGCTCCTTGTCCAGGCTCAAAGATTAGGTCAGGAGGAATGGGTAGGGGCTTAGGTAGAGGAAGAGGTAGAGGTCCAATGGGAATACCAGTAGGAGCTAAATGATGGATATGAAGGTAAAGGCTAAAATGGTAGAGCAAAAGCATAAGGCTTTGAGGGCTACAGGAACCAAGCCCCCAAGAACCCCTGAGGAAAACAGAAGGAGAGCAAAGGAAGCACATGGGTATTGAGGCTCCAGGAAAGAGAGACAAGCCCTTAGATTTTTGGAAGGCTGAGATAAGGGCAGGAATTAAATACAGGACCATCTTTGGTAGGTCTAGAGAGTGGTCCAGATTTAAGAATTATTATAGAGGAATCTGGGGTAGAGGTACAGTTCCTGTTAACCTTGTATATGCTGTTGGCAGGTCCCTTGTACCTCAGGTGTATTTTAGGAACCCTAGAATCTCTGTCTACCCAATGCGACCTGGGTATGGGATGCACGCTCGGATATGGGAGAGGATAGATAATTACATTATAAGGGAAACTGGACTTAAGAATGAATTGAAGTCCTTAGTACTAGATTGTTACTTGTGTGGTAGAGGTCCTATAATTATGGGATATGATACTGAATATGGTTTTAATCCAAGCTTCATGAGTTCTGAGTTCGCAGATAGTTCTCTCACCTCTTTCAATGATAAAGGGGAGAGGATAGAGTATAGTGACGTAGTTAAACCTGGGATGCCTTGGGCTCTTAGGTGTAATCCCCTAGACTTTGTAGTCCCATGGGGAACGAGTAAGTGGGAGGATGCTAGGTGGTTTGCTTTTAGGAAGATGAGAACCATCAAAGACATAAAGGAAGACCCCAAGTATAAGAACACCAGCACACTAAAGGGTCCTTTTAGAAGCAAGTTAGATGCTGACTCTTCCTCTAGACCTGAGCAAACGATAAAGATGCATGAGGACGAAACATATAATGAATGGGTTGAACTTTGGCAGATACATGATAAAAGAACTGGAAGGGTCTTCGTGATATCCCTGGATCATGATAAATTCCTAAGGGACGAGGTGGACTACCTACAAGTAGAGGGGCTGCCTGCACATGTTCTGGGTTTCAATGAGGACCCTGATTTCTTTTGGTGGTCGTCGGATGTGCGGCAGATAGAGCACCAGCAACTAGAACTTAATGACATTAGGACGATGGCTAAGAGGCACAGAAGAGTTGCTCTCTTAAAGGTCCTCTATGATAAGCACCAAATAAGTAAGGACGAGTTAACTAAACTCCTAGACGAGGACCCCAAGGCTGCTGTTGGCATTGACGCAGGCACAACGGGAGATATTAGAAAAGCTATAGCTCTATTTCAGAGCCACGTTCCCCCTGACCTAACCATTGCAGCTAGGGAAGTTAGAGAGGATACTAGGGAGATAATAGGTTTTAGTAGAAACCAAATGGGGTCCTTTGAGGCTCCCAGTGGAAGAAGAACCGCTACTGAAGCAGGCATAGTAAAACAAGCTGCAATGATAAGAATAGATGAGAGGCGAGATTCCATGACAGATCTCTTAGAAAAAATCATCAGGACTGAGAACCAGCTAGTGGCTGAGAATTGGACAGAGGAGAGGGTAGTGGATGTCATTGGAATGGATGGAGCTAAGTATTGGGTTAGATTTACTGGACGTGAAATCAGGGGAGAGTTCCACTACAAGATAAACCCTGAGGAAGCTGTACCTGAGGATGCCCGAACCCGAGGGGAAGAAGAACTTAGGATGATGCAGCTATTCAAGGACGTTCCTGGAATAGACATGAAATATCTGGTTGAGAGTTTTGCTAGCAGAAAAGAGTGGATTGACCCCAAACAATTGTTTCCTAGGGAGGGTCCAGGTAAGAGTCCTGAGAAGGCAATGTTGTTCCAAGATTTTATGAGAAGAGGAGGAAGTGGCGTGGGAAGTCAATTTCCTGGATTAGGGGGGAGTTAGAGATGGGAAGAGGAAGTACTAGCTTGGATAACTATGACTATGATGCACACTTATCCATGTCTGGAAACACAAGGGAACTGAGGAAGAGACAAGCTGAAAGAAGAAATGCTAACAAAGGTTATGAAGGATGGCATTTTGGTTTAGGAGACAAACCTGTCTATACTAAGGGCAAGGAGGAATTCAAACGGGAACTGAGAAGGCGAGGTCTCATGATGAGAGATGACGTTGGAAAGAACCTGAGATAGGAGAAATGATGGACACAGAAAAGAAAACTAAAGCAAGTGCACTTTCAAGCTTCCTTGGAGGAAGTTCGAAAGATAGAATAGATGGACCTAGGACTCTACATCTAGAGATGGTCCAAGGCAAGAGACCTGAGGTGGTGTTTACTGGTTTCTGGAATGGCACATTTATTAGAGCTGCCATGGACAGTATCAGCAAAGCCTATCGGGTTCGGCGACACAGGACAACGCATCCCCTGACACCAAGTGGTGCGATTATAATCCCTAACAAAGGGGAGAAAGGAAAGGGTGAGCATGTTTAAATTATTAGAAAGGTTAGTGTTACCATACCTTGGAATGGGGTTTGCAGATGGGGGGGATCCTGGAAAGGGTGATGACAAGGACGGAAAAGTGGAAGAGGTTAAGGTTTCTAAAGCAGACTACGATGCAGTAGTTGCTAAAGCAGACAGGTCAGACAAGTTAGAGAAGGATTTAGAGGACCTTAAACTAGAGGTTTTCTCCCCAGATTACATGAGCTTCTTGGATGCAAAGGACACCAAGCCGAAGGGTGATGAAAAGCCTGATGCTAAAACTGGCGAGGACTTGTCAGATGAAGCTATAGAAAAGATGTCCAAGAAGGAACTCTTAGCTAAGGCAAAGGAGCTTGCAAAGCAGGAGCTTGAGCCAGAGATTAGGAGTTTAAAGGAGTCCTCAATTTCTTCTAGTAAAGAACAAACTCAAAGAGAGATAAAGGCGTTTGCTAGGACGCATGCAGACTTTGATACTTATAGACCTATTATGTATGGGTTATCTTGTGACCCAAAGAATTCAGAACTCTCGCTTCAAGAGTTGTATGACGCTTCAAAGGAACACGTTAAGAGGATACATACTGAACCTTCTGAAGCTGAGAAAGAGAAGCAAAGGAAGTCCAAGGGTGAGAAACCAGGTGGTGACGGTGAAAGTTTTGAGCGTTTGAAAAAACTGAGTCCAGGTGAAGCTGCATCAGAAGCACTAAAGGAGACGAAAGATAAGTTAGGACCGATTCCCTCAGCATAAATATAGGGATAGGAATAGTATAGGAGGAAATCCACGATGGCAACAAACACACTTACAGAGTATTTAAACACTCTGTATACAACCACTTGGGCAAAAAGACGCCCTGGGATCGTGGATCAGGTATTTGAAGAGAACCGTTTGACTAGTCTTATGAAGTCGAAAGGGATGATTAAGTACGAACCCACGGATGGGAGAAGACTTGAGATTCCACTTAGGATTAGAAAAACGACAACTTCCAAGTTCTTTGGGAAGGGTGCAACATTTACAATCTCTGACTTTGATCCACTTACGGTAGCTTATGATTACTGGAAGAATTTAGGTGACCAGCTCGTAAGATACTGGGAGGACGATAAGGTTAATGGAGGTAACGAAACTGCTCACCTTAAGATGATGAATGCTAAGATAGACACCAGCAGAGATACTCTTAAGGACAAGGTAGAGGACGCACTTTGGGCAGATACAGGGGGTTCTGGTGTTTTAGATTATAATGGAATACCCTACTTAATTGATGACAGTCCAAGTTCAAGCGTTACTATTCATGGCTTGAACCAGTCTACAGAAGTAGACTCAAGCGGCAATTACTATTGGAGGAACCAACAGAAAGACTCCAGTGGTGCTTTTAGTGTATATGGTGAAAGCGATATGACTAACCTGATGAACACCTGTAATAGGTGGGGAAATATAGATTGCTTAATAAGCGATCAGACCACTTATGAGCTGGGCGAAGCTGAGGCATTAGAACGGGTTAGAGTAGTTAATAAGGAAGCGGTAGACCTAGGGTTAGATCACATTACCTTTAAAGGTAGAATCTGGATCTGGAGCCCGAAGTGCACGACTGGTTATACCTACTTCATAGATAGAAGGCATTTGGGTTTTAGTATTGACCCTTCTGTTAATATGGTGATGGGACCGTGGAAGACTATACCTAATCAATATGAGGACGTGGTTACCCAGATAGTTCAGAGGGGTAACGTTTGGGTGGATAAAAGGTCTTGTCATGGAGTTATGACGGGTCAAGCAGCATAAACCTGAGCAAAGAGATAACTTTGCAAGGTAAAGGAGGAAGTTGAAATGGCAGATGTTACTAGTAGATACCAAGGAAACGTTGACGACTCTGGTCAAGTAAACTGGAGAGGGGATCAAGTTAGTGCTCCCCAAGGGAGTCAGAGTGTATATGATTCCTCTTCTGTTAAGATGACGGAGTTGGGTTCGAGGAAAGTAGTGGGCGATAGGGTGTTTAGGTATGCACAAGCTGCGGGTACTATTGCTGCAGCTAATTTAGTTCAGGGAAAACCTGAGACTCTATTGTTAGTAACTGGGGGCACGGCTAACCCAGCTGGTGGTAAGGTTTTTACATGGTATGCAGCCACCGCCATGGTTAAGAATACATATGAGGATGGGATACTCGTATGTGGTTCTGGTACAGCCGCAAACCTTGGTTATACTTACAAGGTTAAGTCCCACAATGCTATAACTGCGACTACAAATGGGGATCTTGTACTCTATGACCCTCTGAAAAGAGCAGTGAACGTTACTGATACATGGACACTTCAACAGAACCTTTATAAGGGTGTTGTTGAGTGTACCACGGGAGCTTCTACAGTTGTAGTGGGTATTGCACCGATAGCTGTAGTTAGCAGTGATTACTTTTGGCTCCAGACTTGGGGACCCGCAGGCTTTAAAACAGCTGCAGGTGCTACAGGTGCAGTTGCTGCAGATGTTACAGGGCAGGCTATTGCATATGATAGTGCAGGTGCTCAGGCAGCAATGATGCCAATAGGTCAGGCGTTGATGGACATGAGTGCTTCGGAGTATGGAATTGTGTATCTCCAGATAGCACCTTAGTTTAAGAGTAGGGGGGAGAGGTTTGCTCCCCCCTACTAGATGTAGGGATTCTTACTGTGGTAGATATAAAAAGGAGGGTAAAGATGGACAAGGTGAAAAGTGATAAGGTGAAGAGTGAGATAGTGGTTGCACCTGCAACCAGCACCAGCTTGGGTGTTAGTGCAAGGATGGAAGCAAAACCCAGAGCTGAGGTAATTCCAAAGATATTGATTGGGGTTCCTATACTTTCATGGACCCATGAGTTCGCTATGAGCTTCCTCACTTTTTGGTCGGAGTTAATGACCTATAAACATAAGGGACGTAAGTTCCATGTGGGATACAGATTCATGTACAGGCGTCCTGTTCATATGGCAGAGGAAGAGTTGGCTGAGATAGCGATAGCAAGTGGGTGCACTCATCTTTTACTTATGGATGATGATATCTACGACGTAGGAGCTGAGGACTTGCTTAAGTTATTAGATGCAGATAAAGATGTCATTGCTGGTATTATGCATGCATCAGGTTTTCCTTATGCTATGTGTGCTTTTAGACGTTATAATGTAAAGACCAAAGTAGCTGACCAACCAAGGTTGAAGGGTCCAGCTAGGTTATATGAAGTGCCAGTAGCCCAAAGGGCTGGTATTCAAAAGGTAGACTTAGTTCCCTTTTGTTTTACCCTAATTAAAACCAGTGTTTTTACTAAGCTTAAGAAACCTTGGTTTACCTGTAATACACAAGCTCCTACGGATAGTTGGTTTGCAGACTCAATCTTAAAGGCAAAACTGGAATACTATGCCCACTTCGATGTGTGGCTTAATCATAGGGGAATTACTAGATACAATCAACCCTTTTGGTTACAGATGGGACTAGCAGAAGCACAAAGGAAACAGAGTGCTTCCATTGTGAATCTCACCCAAGAGGAAATGAAAAGGCATGAGTTAACTATGAGGGTGAAACTTGAGGATGCGGAGAAGAAAGCTAAGGCGAAAGCGGTAGATGATATTCCATTTTTTGAGAAAAGTAAGGCGAGAGCTATAGCAACTCCAGTCAAGGCTAAACCGAAGGTTAAGGCTGGAACTTAGGAAAACGGTAGAAGTTCGGCACTAAGGATAGGAGGATGAGATGGCTTTTGGAATAACAGTTGAAAGTCCAATGAAGAAACCCGAGAGGATATCAAGAAGCTTGGGTGTTTATGCAGGTAAGGTTAGTATCAGTTCATACGCCACCACATTGGTGGAATGTACAGCACTAACTAGGTATTTCGTACCCACGTCTAATGCAACAACGGGCGGATACGCTAATGGTATTTGTAGTGTTCAAATTGATGGTCCCAGCAGTGGTGGTTTTATAATCCATTGGGATTATGCCACAGGAGCCTTTAGAGCTTACACTCCCACTTCCATTGTCTTTTCTGGTAGTGCAACGGGAGCTAACGTCACGTGGGATTCATCTTTGGCTAGAGTGGGTATGCAGGCAGCTAGTACTCCAGGCACATATCAGGCAGTAGCTGTAGAGGCAGTGGCTAATGATGCGGTTGGAACGTTTGGTTTCATAGCGATTGGGTTTGTTAGAGGATAGTGAGGCTGAGCCATGCAAGTGGCTCTGGACTTATAATGAATTATGAGTGGGTGAGACACTATCAAAGGTATGAGTATGTTGTAATACAAGGTCGTGTTATAGACGCTGTTGTTGCAGATGTTGGGTGTGGTCAATTCCCCTTGGGTTCTTATGCCCTAGCTTATAGTGCAAAGAGAGTTTTTGCTATAGACCCTAAGGCGGTAAGTTTAAAAGGTGTTCCCCACTTTGGTGTATTTAAGAACTATAGGGATAGGGTGGTAATTGTTAAAAAGGACTTCTTTAATTTTGGTGTGAAGGTAGATGTTGCTATTGCTATTGAAGCCTTTGAGCACATGCCTGAGCCAAGGAAGTTTATTGTACACTTAGCAGGAATCTGTGACCACGCATTCATTACTACACCTTTGGCAAAGATAACAGGGAGAACAAGGAATCCACTTCATGTTGCTGAATATTCTGCAAAGGACTTTAATGAAATTGTGGGAGAGCATTTTGATGTTATACAGAAGTCGTATCAGAGTGGTAACTTGGCGATTACGAGGACTGCTTCCCCTAATGGTGATAGTTATAACGTGGGTCATGTTGTGCAAATGCTGTGGTGTAGGAGTAAGCATAATGGGTAATAAAAGTAAATATAAAGAGTCCTTGTTTCCTGTAGCTGTAGATGAACGATTCTACGCTACTATATGGGGGGAGGCTGCAGGAGGAAGTGCAAAGGAGATTGCTGCTACTACTTCTGTTCTCTTAAACAGGATTAGGGAGGAAGGATACGAAAAAGCTTTAGAGGGTTCCTCTGCATACATAACAAAGAGCCCACAGTATCTCAAAGCACTAAAGGGTGAGTTAAACCTTACAGAGAAAACTAAGTTTTTGTTTAACAAGGCAGTTATAGATGACTTGGTAACTAATCCCGAAAAGGTTAAACCCTACTATTTCATGGAGAACCTTGCTGATATTAAGAAAAAGGGAGACCCCTATTGGGTGGGAGAACATACAGATGGATACCAAGACATTGATAGGCAGCGGTTCTATTATAAGAAGGAGTAACCTATGGCAATGACTAGAGCCCAAATGGTAACGGAGATATGTAATGTGGTAGGTAAAGCTCTTGGAGCTTCAGCTCCCTCGGGTGCTCTTCTTCAAGATAGAGTAGTAACCTATCTTAACTGGGGGCAGAAAAGGATAGCTCGTGTCTACGACTTTGATGAGCTTAACACCCTTTTAACAACACCTACGTTGGTGGCTGATGTTAAAAGGTATCCACTAGAGTCTGGGACTAACAACTTGGGGCTAACGAGAGTTAAGGACATAAGCTCTATTAGGTTAATTGATGCTGAGAACTCTAGAAAACTAGAGAGATGGAGCTATAGGAAGTTGGACAAACGCTTTCCTAGACCAGAGAATTACTCTACAGGTAGACCTAGTGTGTATGTAAGACACGGTAACTATCTAGAGTTCTTTAAGATACCAGACGACACATATTCTTTAAGTGTAAGAATCAGTCAATGGGCTCAGGACTTAAGTTCTACAAGTCAGACCTCAGATTTTCAGGATAAGGACGAACTCTTAGTAACGGTGGGAGTTCTTGAAACCTATCTTGCACTTGAAGAGTATAGTGATGCCAAGATCTGGTTTGAAAAGTTTATGGGTGAGATGAGAGATTGTATTAGTGCTGAGAGTGATGTAGATTGGGAACCTCAAGCGGTTCCCTTTGGGTCTATTGTTTCGTATGGGAGTGGAGAACCTTGGAAAGACCCTTATGGTTCAGCTGGAGATCCACTTTGGAATTATCCAGAATAAGGAGGTAGTTTATGGGAAGCAAACCTAAGGCTTGTTTATCGTCAGGAGTTATGACTTGTAGTGCGGGGGCTGCTTTAGTAGTATGTACTACTGCTGGATGGCTTTGTCACATTAACTGTATTGTTGCTACTACAGGGGATTTGAATGTTATTGCTTATGATAATAGTGCGGCTGCTAGTGGTACAGTCCTTTATAGAGGGAAAATCGATTCTTCTTTAGTGGGGTGTAGTAGGCTAGAGGTGTTTCCTATACCCATTTCCTTTAGTAGTGGGCTAGTTTTGACGTGTACAGGTACAGCCCCTGATGGAGCAATTGCTGGTTACGCAACACGAAGCTTGTAACTTCAATATTTGAACTTGTGGAAAGTAAAGTGGAGGTAGGCGATGGCATTAGCAAAGAGAGTGAAGGTAGGGGGTTCTTTATATAAAGGTTATTCCTTAGTAGTTAGTTCAGCTGTAGGAGATTATGTTTTAGCTATAATCCCAACCACTAAGGACTTTGCGATGAATGGAATAACTGTAACTCCTGATTCCTATGGAGCGGGAGACTACTTTGGTCTTTTACACATGGGCACTGTTGCAACCGCAGGAGGAACACCTATAACTACACTAGCTGAGACTGTGTATAATTTGGGAGCAGGGGTTACTATTATGTTTGACTTTGCATCCCTAGAACTTGTGAAGCCTGGAGAAAGCGTTAGGTTTGTTTATCACAATGTAGCAACTAAGGCTATGAATGTATACGTATCAGTAGAAACGGTGAGATAGGAGGATAGAATGGGAATGTCAGCTGGAGGTGGTGGAGGAACACAATCTCAACCTTCGTATAAGACTAAGGGACATAAGCTTGAGCGTTCGTTAGTGATAGAAGAGGTTAAGCTTATAGGGGTTGAGAAGAGAGTGGATGTTCCAAAGTTTGTAGTAAAGGAAGTAGAACAAACTAAGTATGTAACAAAAGAAGAACCTACTACCAAGTATAAGGTGGAGGAAAAAGACACTACTAAGTATAATGTATTGGATAGAGATACTATTAAGTATAAGGTAAAGGAAGAGCCAACACTAAAGTTCATACCTAAAGAAGTTAGCGTGGAAAGACCAGTTCCTGTTCCTGTGGAGTATGAGAAACCAGTAGTTAAGGAAAAGATAATTGAGATAGTTAAACATAATGACGTTGCTGCGATGCAACAGTACTTAGAGTTGGTGATTAAAGTAAAGCAGGAACTAGAGGCTTTATCAGTTTCTATTGATAAGATTAGAAAGTATAAGTTGGTGGAGGAGATTATAAAGGTACCCAAGATTGAGTGGGTTTCCACTCCAGTTGAGAGAATTGTGTGGAAGGACGTAGAAAGGGAGAGACCATAGAATGCCAATCAGAATTGATAATGGGATTCCATTAGATAGTGCAGATTTGAGGTATCTTAAACTATCTGGTTCAAACGCTGACCAAGATATAGATATTGGTGCTTATACCTTTACCGCCAAAGAAGTCTACCTCACCGACTTTGACTCAGGCAATGAGGGCATAGGAGATGTTCTTAATGAAACCATAAACTGCGGGCAACTCCACTCCATAACTATAACAGATGAGGGTGGAATAAACA